CTCGTTAATCTATTTAAACGATAACTATGAAGGTGGAGAATTGTTTTTTAAAAATCAAACTTTTAAAATGAAAGCTTTGAGTTGTATTTTATTTGAAAGTAACAAAACAAATATGCATGGGGTTTTAGAAGTTAAGAAAGGTAAAAGATATACTATACCTTCTTGGTACAAAAATATTTAACCTTTTAATATCCAACCCTGAGTATTGTCTGCTTGATAAGCATCTTCATCCCATTCAAAATATTGATCTTGATTAGGTGGTTGAAATGGGGGTTGCCAATCTCCGTTACTATCTAATGACCATGAAGGATAAGGTTGTTCAGGAATAAATCTATCATTAACTTCATCATAGGTAAAATTAATACCAGCAAAGTTTTTTCTAAAATTTCTATTATAAGAAGTTTGTACCCACTTAACACCATTCTCACTAAATGGTACTACTGTTTCAAAATGTTTAGCTGCCGTTAAAGACTGATCTCCACCATTAGCCTCAACATCATTGTTGTCTCCAACAACGACTCTTATAACTTTATTATTACTATCTAATTCTGCAAAATGTGCCATAATATTACGCTAAAATTAAATCTCCACTTACTGTAAAGGTTGCTACTTTATCACCACTTGGAAGTGTTGAGATACTGTTTGTACCAGGAGTTACACTTACTAAAGGTGCATGAGTTGAAGGTATTCTTATTTCTACTCTACCAGAACCGCCAGCTCCTGATTGCTGACCACCACCTGGGTTAAAATATCCTCCGCCTCCACCGCCTCCGGTGTTTGCTTGTCCAGCTCCGCCATTTCCGCCTCCGCCTCCGCCAGAACCACCAGCACCCGCTTGTGAACTATATCCTCTGGCATCGCTTCCTGATCCGCCACCTCCAGCATAAGTTACAGGTGAACCTGAAATATTTACAGCTACTCCGTTACCACCGTTTCCAGCACCACCTGCAGGGGCTCCAGGGACGCCTGCTGCTCCTGCCCCTCCTCCTCCTCCAGAAGATGCTTGGTTTCCAGCACTTCCACCATCATTTCCTTGAGGTGGACTAAAAGGAGGTGTGTTTCCTGTGCCTCCAGGATTACCATGCCAACCATTACGTCCAGCACCTGATCCTCCGTCTGCATCAGGACCATCAGGTGAAATATCATAACCACCACCTTCAGTAGTAATTTTATCAGTTCCTTCAACACCACCTGGATTAAAAATTGAATCTGATCCTCTAGTCCCGTTAAAAGTAGGTACGTAACCTCCGTTACTTCCGCCAGCACCAACTACTACAGGGTAAGTAGTTCCACCTACCAGTGTCATTGCTGTGCCAGTATTTAATGGGGCAGGACCGTAATTAGAAAATCTCATACCTCCAGCTCCTCCACCTCCTCCGTTTGGAGCTCCTCCTCCCGCTCCTCCGGATACAATTAAATAATCAGCAGAAACTTGAATTTGTTTTTCTGCAGCTCTGAATTGACCTATAGAAATTTGTCCCGAACTTGGAATAGGTCCGTTTGGAGCAGGACTACCTGAGGGCACTAAAGGGCCACCTGAATAATATTCAGATAATTGAATAGGGTTAGATCCTCCAAACTCAGTTTGAATATCAGCTAATGAAGTATTTGTACTTGGAATAGGCATTTTACTTTTTCTCCTTAGTTAAAGTTTCTACTTTTTCCGATAAATTTTTTACTGCTTCAATTAATAAACAAGTTAGTCTATCATATTTTACAGCTTTAATTCCATCTTTTCTTTGAGCCACAGCTTCTGGTAATACTTTTTCTACCTCTTGAGCTATAACGCCAACGTCTTTTTTTCTAACAAAATAGCCATCTTCTCCACCTCTTGAATCTATATAATCTTTTTTCCAATCAAATAAAACTCCATTTAATTTTTTTAAAGATTCTAATGGATCTGGTATATTAACAATATTTTCTTTAAGTGCCACATCTGAAGAGTAAAAAGCAGTGACATCATTAGTAGCTCTTATTTCACCAGTTGTGCCAGACGCAGCAGTTCCTACTCCGAAAGAATCAAATTGTACATCGTTAGAGGTACCTAAGCTTAAAGAGTCTCTAGCTGTTGAACCTGACTCAACAATAAAATTACTTCCGTTACCTATAATAAAATTTCCATCCGTATTAGCTAAATCTGATAAATCTTGTAAATTTTGCGTATTATTTATTACTTCAACAATGTTTGTTCCATCAGAATAAAGTATTGCACGAGTTTTTTCTGTAGTTCCAAAAGTAAAACCTGTCCCAGAAGTTGTTTTAAAAGTTACAGTATGAGCACCAGAAGTAGCGTTTTCTACTATATAAGTTTTTTCTATGGAATCAGGAATCGTTACATTAATGTTACCAGTTATTGTTCCTTCTAATTTTATAACAGCATTTCGTGCATTAGATATTGTACCATCGGTCATATTTAAAGTAGTGGTGCCGGTACCACTTACAGTTACCGATTGATATCCAGCAATTGCTTGTTGTACTAATTCTAAATTTGTATTAGTTTTATCACCCCAAGTCCCAGCATTTTCCCCTGTGACCATTAATTCTAAACCTAAATCTGAAAAACTTGATGCCATATTGTTATTATATATCCTCTAAGCTGCTAAATCAACGTCTGTCCAAACATTAGATACACCTGGGTCTATTTCAGCCCAAGCTGTAATATTTGGATTTCCTGTATTTGTTTGTAATTGAATTCCAGTCACATCTATATCTGCATTTCCTGTCACCGTAACAGATCCTACAGAAGTGGACATTTGAACGCCCGTCACATTGTATCGAGTCTCTTGTGTTGCGGTTCCAATAGAACTTGTTAATTGAATTCCTGTTAAAGAAACATTAGCATCTGCTGTAGGAACTTCTTCTCCTATAGACATTGTCAATTGTTGACCGGTAACTTCAACAGTATGATCTGTAAATGCAGACTCATCTCCTAATGTCATGGTCATTTGAGTGCCAGTAACTGAAACGTTTGCTATACCTGTAATACTCACATCTCCAACGGAAGTATTCATTGTATGTTCAGTAACAACTACTGAAACATTACCATCCGCGGATACTGAAAAAGTTCCGAGCGTTGATTGAAGTTCCATACCAACAATACTTCCAGCACCAGTAGTTGTGTCAACTACAACACTCGGTATGTTAAAAGTGCTAGGACTTAGTGCTGCAAAAGGAGCTTCTCCAAAAGCAGCTAAAGTATCTTGCGTAGAAGTTTTGTTTGTAATAGATAACTGTTGACCGGTTACAGGAACACCTACATTAATATCTTCTTCACCAATTGATGTGGTTAATTGAGAACCAGTTACATTGACTGATACAGAAGAACCTGCAACAACTCCTCCATTGGTTATAGTTGCTTGAATACCTGTTAATTCAATGTTGTTATCGCCTTCGGTTTCAGAAGCTCCAACAGATGATGTAAGCTGTGATCCTTGTGGGTATGCGATTACGTTAGACGGATCAGCACCAAAAGGCGTTTCAGAGTATGAGGAAACAGCAAAAGCCATTCTTTAGACTCCTGATTTAAGTTCTTCTATTTCTTTTTTAAGTTCTTTGATAGATTCAATTAATACTGCACAAAGTCTTTCGTATCTAACTGCTTTTGTTCCATCTTCTCTTGTTGCAACAATTTCAGGTAAAACTGCTTCTACATCTTGTGCAATAACACCCACTTCTTTTTCTTCACCAAAGTGAGAGTGTTTTTCTTGAGCCTCTTTAGTCCAGTTATAATAAACTCCATTTAATTTAGAAACTTTATCTAAAGAATTTTCTATATTTGAAATATTTTCTTTTAAATTTTTATCAGAAGAATAAAAAGCTGTTACATCTCCTGTTGCTCTTATTGCACCAGTAACATCTAAAGTAGATCCATCAAATGTCATGTTTGCTTCTGCATTCATAGCATCTGTACCTGTTGCAGTTACCACTCTGTTGTTAGAGCCATTAGACATGAAGTCTGATACATCAACAGCGACTGCATCAGCAGTAACATCAATTCCTGTGCCAGCGCCAACTGCTAATGATCCAGATGTTGTAACTGATCCTGTTAAACCATTTCCACCAGAAACAGAAGTTACAGTTCCTGTGTTTGTAGTAAATCCAGAGTCATTATTAAATCCTGAAATATTAATATTACCTTTAGTTAATTTTTTCTGTGCATTTGCTGCATCAACAACAGCAAAGAAATCTCCATCAGCGTCTGATGTAGATGTAGTTAATTCTGAAAGATCAACATCTATTTGATCTGCTTGAACATCTATTAAGTTTCCAGCTCCAACATTTAATGTAACATCTCCAGAAGATCCGCCACCTGTTAAACCATTACCTGCTGTTACTGCTGTAATGTCTCCAGTGGTTGGAGTTTGATATTCTAAAGCTGTTCCACCAGAATTTACTGCAAGAACTTGGTTTGCAGTTCCAATAGCTGTTAAACCTGTACCACCTTTTGTTGTTGGTACTGTCGGTAATCTATCTGATGATAAAGTTCCTGAAGCAATATTATCTGCATCTAAATCTGTTAAAGCACTTCCGTTTGCTGCAGGGAGTGTTGCTGGGAATCTTGCGTCAGGTACTGTACCCGATGCTAAATCGTCTGCGTCTAAGTTTGTTAAATTAGCACCACTAACTGCAGGAAGTGTTGCTGGGAATCTTGCATCAGGTATTGTACCAGTTAACTGACCTGCATCAATACTTTTATTGGTTAACGTGTCCGTTGTCGCTCTACCAACTAATGTATCAGTTGATGTTGGAAGAGTAAGTGTGCCTGTATTTGAAATGCTTGAGATTACAGGGGTTGTTAAAGTTTTATTTGTTAGTGTTTGTGAAATATCTACAGCAACTAAATCTTGTGTGCCACTATCTCCACTATCAGGAAGTCTTAATGTATTTGATGCTGCTGCTGAGTGTGGTTGTGGTTCTAATGTTTGAAAGTGTGCATTTGATACTTCACAGTACATTCTTAAAGCAGCTGGTGATCCACTGTTTGATTTAAAGTCAATAACACCACCCTCAACTGTAAGATCATCACCAACAGATAAATCTGCAGGTAAAGTTACATTACTACTACTGTCTTCGATAACGGCTTTGGAAGCAGGTAAAGTACAGAAAACATTTTTTGTTCCTGCACCAAAATTTACTGCAGAGTCACTGTTAGATGAAGAGATAATTGTATCTCTAGATAAAGTGTCTGGGTCTGCATCGGTTACAGTTCCAAGACCAACTTCGAACTCACCGTTTTCGTTAACGATAGCGTAATAAGTGGTATTAGAATTACCAATACCTGTAACGAACGATTCAAAACCGGATACCGCTCCTGCTAAATCAAATGTACCTGTACCTGTTGTGGTAGAGGTTTCTTTTACTCTATCGTTTACTACCAAAGCCATTTTAACTCCTATTTATTATGCAATTCTTAAAATTGCAGCAGATGTTGTGAATGCAGG